TTCTGATATAATCTATGTATGCCATATCGTGTAGGTGCTAAAGGTTCATACGGTTGTTCTGGCTACCCTGCTTTAAAGGTGGGTACCAACGAGGTAATGGGCTGTCATCAGACTCGTACACAGGCAGCAGCACAGATCTACGCTATAAACCAATCTGAAGGCAATATAGACAAGAATATGCACACTCTTAAAGAGGGTGACTTTGTTATGGGTGCTACAACAGAAGGTCTTGTTCATGGAATGATTGAACATATAATGACTGAGGGTGGAACTCTTGGAACTCCTGGATCTGAATATGCTCTTGTTTCTATGCCACCAGAGAATCCTGCTATGTCTGTAAGAATTTATAAAGAAGAAGATGGCGAGTGGGAACCAACTGCATATAGTATTGGAATGATGTATGCAGATGCACAAAAAATAGATATTGAGGAGCACGAAATGGACGCAGAAGAAACAATGAAATCTTATCATAAAGAAGATGATGTAGTAAAAGAATATGAAGGGTGTGGATGCCCCACTTGTAAAGAATTAAATGTAAATTGTGAAAACTGTCCAGTTTGTCAAGCAGATATGAGCAAGTCTTATCATTCAGATGATGAAGAAATGGATAAATGGGACAATGTGCAAAAAGCATGTTGGGTAGGTTATGAACAACGTGGAATGAAAGAAAAAGACGGAAGAATGGTTCCTAACTGTGTTCCTGTAAAAAAAGCACAAATGGCTAATGCACCTTATCAAGATGCTGAATTAGATAGAGAGGATAGCGCAGAAATAGAAATGGCTGCTAAACCTAATTACGAAGATATGATTAAGCCACGTCGTAGTGGATCAACACCAGCAAACCCTAGATTATATGCTGCAGTAGTTCAAGCAGCAAAAGATAAATTTGATGTTTACCCTTCAGCAGTCGCCAATGGTTGGGTAGTACAAGAGTACAAGCGTCGTGGTGGCACATACAAAGGAGTAGATATGGATAAGAGAGAATTCTCTGGTGGACAACGTGAAAGAATGGCAGAGGCTGGAACAGCAATGCCAGACGGCTCTTTCCCAATTGGAAATCGTGCAGATCTTATGAATGCAATTCGTTCTGTTGGTCGTGCAAAAGATTACGGTGCAGCAAGAGCACATATTGTTCGTCGTGCTCGTGCATTAAATGCAATGGACATGCTTCCTGAAGACTGGCGTAATAAGGCTACAAAGGGTATGGGGCAGTGGTCTGGATCAATTTTTGATCTAAATCCATTTGTAAAATAATGTCATCTGGGTCCTACAAACAACATCATGGTTTTAATCCAGTACAAATAAAAAATGGAATGATTGTTCGTTTACGCAAAGATGGTAGTATAAAAGCAATTCTTGGTAAATATGGTGAAAAAAAAGTTGACAAAATTAAGTAAGTAAGGTATTATATATTAGTGGGGGTTAAAATGGGTAAAAGCATAATTGAGTTTGTTCCAACTGAAAGTATTTATTTAGAAAAAGATATTAAGCCTGCAAGTATGCTTATTCCCCAGTGGTATAAAGATGCTTCACAAATAGAGGCAGGGGCAACTACATATTTAGATAAAAATATACCAGGAAATGTTCATGGAACATTTAAAATTTGTTCTCCATTTTTAGATGCCATCACTTCTGGATATACTATGGTTTTATCTGGTGATATTGAAATTGATAGAGAAGAAATAACAAGAAACCCTTCTTTTGCATGGAGAACTAGTGGTAATTTAGTAAGCATACATACTGATGGATCATGGCGTGGTATGCAGTTTGATAGTAGTTATTTTCAAGCAGCGTTTAAATGGAATAATTTTTTTGGTATTAAAACTCCTCCAGGATATTCTACTTTATTTATACATCCATTAAACAGATTAGACCTGCCATTCCATACATTATCTGGTGTTGTTGATACGGATTCATATAGCCATGTTCCGATAAATTTTCCTTTTGTACTAAAAGATAGTTTTTCTGGTATTTTAGAGGCTGGAACACCATTAGTACAATTAATACCTTTTAAAAGAGAAAATTGGCAACACACGTACTCTGAATATAATGAAAAAGAAATGCAGGCTGCCCATCATAAACTTTATACTAAAATAAAAAGATCATATAAAAAACAATTCTGGCACAAAAAGGTTTACCAATAGTGTCTTATAAAACAAATAATATAGTAATTGTGGGCGGTGGATCTGCAGGGTGGATGACTGCTGCAACATTGATTAAAGCGTTTCCAAATAAAAAAATTACAGTTATAGAAAGTAAAAATATACCAACTGTTGGAGTTGGAGAAAGTACAGTTTTTGAATTTGCAGACTGGTTACATTTTTTAGATATAGACAAAAAAGATTTTATTAGTTTTACCAATGCTTCTTTTAAATTTGGAATTGGTTTTACTAATTTTTTAGAAGAAAAATCTGATACATTTTACTATCCATTTGGTTCACCAAATTTAAACGATACTGTTTTAGGATTAGATGATTGGGTTTATTTAAAATCTATTGATCAATCTATTAGTAATAAAGATTATGTTGATTATTATTATCCACAGTCTAAGTGTTTAGATACTAATAAAGTAGTTTTAGAATATAACGAAAACTTATATCCATTTAGACCAGATCGTGATGTTGTTTATCAAATTGATGCATCAAGATTTGGACTTTGGTTAGCAGAAAAATATGCAATTCCAAAAGGTGTTACAAGAATATATGACACCATTACAAAAATTAATGGCGATGAACATGGAATAAAGTCCGTAATAACTGAAACAGGTTTAGAAATTTTTGCAGATTTATTTATAGACTGTTCTGGATTTAAAAGTATACTTTTAGGATCTTTTATGAAAGAAAAATTTATAGATACAAAAGATATTTTACCAAACAATAAGGCTTGGTTTGGACCAGTACAATATACAGATAAGGAAAAAGAACTACAAACTTTTACAAATTGTACTGGATTAAAAAATGGTTGGGTATGGAATACACCATTATGGTCAAGAATAGGAACTGGCTATGTATACAGTGATGAGTTTATTGATGATGATGGTGCATTACAAGAATTTAAAAATCATCTAGATTCTAAAGATATGATTATTTATGATCCAGATCGTTCTAAAAAAATGGAATTTAGAAAAATAGAAATTAAAAATGGCTACTATGAAAGACCATGGGTAAAAAATGTAGTTGGGATTGGTTTGGCGCATGGATTTTTAGAGCCACTAGAAAGTACTGGATTGTTTCTTATACACTCAACATTATTAAAACTTGTTAATGCGCTTGAACGTGAAAATGTTACAAGTTGGGATATAAATGGATTTAATAAGGTAGTAATAGAAATGTTCAAAGAAAGTTTTGACTTTGTTGCTTTACACTATGCTTTATCAAAAAGGGATGATAGCGATTATTGGAGATCAATAACATCTAAAGAATATCCAGAAAGATTTTATAATTTAGTTCCTAGATATTTTGGATATAACATATCGTGTATTCCAATTGGAATGGATTATAGACCATTTAATTTTGCATTTACAAAAATAGATTCATTTAAAAATAATAAAAATTTAAAAAAAGCAATTGTTATGTCACAACTAATAAGACAAAATAAAAAACAGGAGTGGGATAATATTATAAATAACTCTGTTTCTCATTATCAATATTTAAAGGAAAATTACTATAATGAAATTTAAAACACAATGGATTAAAGCACTTAAGACTATGCGCTACAAAAAATATTGGAATAAGCCAAATACTGTAGAGTTTTTTGCTTTTATGACAAAGATAAGTATAATTTTTCCAGGTCTTTTATTTGGAAAACAATGGTGGTGGCTTTATATTTTTGCTTTAGTATCTAGTTTTGCATTGATATGGTCATCAACCGTTAAAACACTTCCCACCATAATTTGGTTTAATATTTTATGGTGTATTCTTGCTACTGCAGCAATAGTAAAACATTTTATATAATTACTTATAATTTTTTTTAGACCAAAAAAGTTTTTTATATCCTCTTTCGTAAAACTTTTTTATTTGCTCAATTCCATAGTTTTCTTTTTCTTTTATAGAATAGTCTGACTCCCAAGACTCTCTACTAAATGGAAGAATTTGTGCTATTGGTGTACCAGCCTCAATAAAACCATGAAAATTTTCTCTTATAAAAAAGGGTATAACCAAAGAGTTTGGATGCTTATCTGAATCAATTATTGCAGATAATGTAGTAAATGGTAGATCATACCTATGAAATGGATGAGTTACTAATATACTAGAATTGTTGCTTGTTTTAATATGCCAATCAATATGCCATCTAAAAACTGTTGGGTTGTGACCATATGGAGTAGGATATTTTCCAAGAACAGACGATGGCTGCATATCAGCAACACTGTCTTCAGTACGCCATTGAATTTTTGGCTCAATAGAATTACTGCTATTGTTGCTAATGAAAATTGTTGATGGTAGTTTTAAAATATATCCAGAAGTCATTGAATCTGTTAATGGAACACAGGCTTTAAATGTTATGTCAAATACTGGAGTGTTTGGTAAAGACTCTGATATTTTTTCTGCTTGAGAATAATTGTTGGTTCCATTTGAATATCTTTTAGTTTCTTTAAACCACTCTGGAACAACAGTATATGCTGGAGAAGGTTTATCATCTAATAAAAATCTTTTTTCATTATTAGCAATAAAATGTATTTTATTTTTATCAAACATTACTTATACTCCTTTTTTGACCAAACATTTTTAATATAATGACTAACAATTGTTCCATTAAAATTTTTATCTAAATTCTTTTTGTGTTCTTCTTCTTCAATAAAACTAAACTCAGACTCCCAAGATTCTCTTTTAAATGGTGTAATCTGTACTAAAGGTGTTCCTTTTTCTATAACTCCCTCAAATCCTTCTTTAATCCACATTGGGGGAACTAACTCTAAAAGTGATTTATCTGTATCAATAATTGCTGGAATTGCCATTACTGGAAGATCTCTATATCCAAATGGTGAAGTTATTAGGCATGAATATCCTTTTGGTGTTATTGGTATCCATGTATTTAAATATTTAAAAACAGTATTAACATAGCCAACTGGTGGTGGAACATCTGATGCCGATCTTCCGTGTAACTCAAAAACACTAGCCTCTGTTTTCCAATTTATATAATATCCGTCATCTCTTATACTTACCAATACATCAGCCCATAATGGAATGATGTAGCCAGAACCTATGGCATCAAGCATAGGCGTACATTTTTTAAAACTCCAATTTGGATTTTTAGTATGCATTATTAGTTTATTTTCTTTTTCATAAATTTTGTTATCATATATTCCAGCATTTTTCCACCAGTCTGGGACAGACTTAATTGCTGGATATGGCTTAAGTTGGGTATCAAAACCATATTTGCTGTTGGCAATAAATTGTATTTTTTTTGACATTAACTCCCCCTTACTTCTATTATAGCAAACTATGTGCCTTTACGCAAGAGTTTAACAGTGGTATAATATTGGGTATGATAAACAGTCAAACAAAAATTATACAACCACTAGACTTGCATAAGGCTGAAACATATACTCCTACGTCTGGAATGAAGGCTGCTGCTCGTCGTGCTCTTCGCTGGAAAGAAGAGGGTAAGGCAACAGGCGCAGGAACTCCAGTAGGCTGGGGTCGTGCTACGGACATTGTGGCTGGTAGATCAATGTCACTTTCAACAGTAAAACGTATGTATTCTTTCTTTTCTCGCCATGAAGTTGACAAAAAAGGTAAAGACTTCTATAATACTAGTAACCCATCTAATGGAAGAATTATGTGGGACGCTTGGGGCGGAGATGCAGGATTTTCTTGGTCCCGTGCAATTGTTGAAAGAGAAAAGAAAAAGTCTCAGAAAGTCTGGGAAGGTAGCGCTTTTAATCCAAAAAGGGGGTAAGTCATGGAAGATCTTGGGGTAGAAGAATTAAAGCAACTAGTAAACTTTTATCGTCAGAAGTCATCTGATGTAGAGTTTCAATTGCTACAGGTGCAATTAAAGTTAAACAAACTTATGGCACAAAAATCTGAACCAATACCTGCTATTAAAACAACAAAAACAAAATCTGAATAGTAGGAAATAAAATGGAATACATTATAGCCTTGGGCTTGACTTTTGTGCTGTCTATCGCTATAATTAGATTTAGTGTAAAAAAGAATATAAAAAGTTTTGGAAAGATCAGGTATAGCCAAACATCTATACATGAAAGAACAAAACATTTTATACCCAAAAATATACATCAAAAATCAGAACGAATTTCACAGGCTATGAAGCATGTTGAAGAACATATGGTTAAGATTATTGTTATAGACAATAAAGCATATTGGGTAAAAGAAAATATTTTTTATACCGCCGAAACAGAGAATGGAAATATTATTCCAGAAACTGCAAGACCAGTAGATACAACAGATATGTCCAAAAAAGATATTGACAAAATGCTGTTTATTCTGGACAATTTAGGTAAGGGAAAGAGGAGAGATGATAGTAGTAGTTCAGGGAACGAATGACTTCAATGACTACAGCGTATTCGTCCGTGCCATGGGTGTTGCTTTGTCAAGCATGAAAGAAGACGATAAAGAGTTTTATGTCTATTCAGCAGGACCAGCAAGAATAAACTCAATGGTATCAGAGTTCTGCAATCTTTCTGAGCGTGGCATGAAGGCTAGAGGAATGAAAATTAAACATTACAAAGTTCCAATTCAGTGGGTATATGAAAATATGCAATATATAAACTACTTTGCATTCTTAAGTAAGCCAAAACAGCCTGTGTCTAAATTAGTAGCAGAGGCTGAATTACAAAATATTGAAGTAGGAATTTTTAGATATTAGGAGAAAAAATGATTGTAACCAATTTAGAAAAAATGGAAAAGATTGTTAGTCGTAATAATAATCTTTCTTGGCTTGGCTGGGATATTGTAGATAGAAAAAAATCAGAGTCTGGTCGTACTGCCGTCAACGGTGTTAGGGTTAATGGAGTCTGGTATGTACAGCGCATTTATCAGGTAACACGTAATGGATGGGATATTCCGAATAAGTATAAGCAATAGCCATGAAACAACATTTATGGAAAGATAGTGCTCTTTGTTTAGGATCAGATACAAACGTATTTTTTGATATTTATGAAGATAAACCTGAAACAAGAGAGTTTGTAGATTCACTATGTAGAACATGCCCTGTTGCAAAAACATGTTTTGCTGTAGGTGTGTCTGGTAAAGAATGGGGAGTTTGGGGCGGTATTTATCTAGAGTCTGGAGAAGTCTCTAAAGAATTTAATAATCATAAAACTAAAAAAGACTGGTCCTATACTTGGCAAGCATTAACAATGGAGCAATAATGAGCAGCAACTATCCTAACTGGTTTTTAATGACTAGTTTATATCACTTTCATAACTATTTACAAGAGTATAAAAACAAACAGGGACTAAAGTTTCTACAAGTAGGATCTTATACTGGAGATGCTTCAAAATGGTTGCTTGATAATATTTTAACTGACACTACTTCTACTTTAACCGATATTGATACTTGGGCTGGAAGTGATGAAGCAGTTCATAAACAGTTTGACTGGAATGATGTTGAACTAACATATGACAATAAGATGGCTAAGTTTTCTAATATAATTAAACAAAAACAATCAAGTAAAGACTTCTTAGAAAACGACAATAACGAGTATGACTTTATATATATAGATGGAGATCATACTGCAGCAGGTGTGTATTCAGATGCCGTGCTTTCTTGGAAACTTTTAAAGTCTGGTGGAATTATTGCATTTGATGATTACACTTGGCAGCACGAATCTGGAGATCCAGAAAAGGCTCCAGGTATTGCAATAGATAGATTTTTAAAAGAGCAAGAGGGTCTATTTGTTTTATTAGAACAATCTAATCAGGTATGGGTTAGGAAGATGTAATGTATACAGATAAAATGCGTATGGCATTTCATTCTATACCTGCTCCCAAAAACTTTGGGGTAAGTCTTATTGACAACAATACCTTTCTTACGATAAAATTAGATGAAAGGTCGTTCACAAAAATGACCCATGATGAAAAGTTAGATGCAGTTAAGTATGTATCTATGGTTAAGAAGGCTTTAGAGATGGAGGGTGCTATTGTGTTAGTAACTAGGGAGCCATTACGATGATTCGTAATATAGTTAAATCTTTTATTTGTGTAGTAAAAGATCATTCTTTTATTGAGGTTGGTAAATGTCCGTTTACAGGTAATAATTATAAAATGTGCACAAGATGCCAAGAAATGGCTATTGCATAATGCAAACATTTTTACCACATTCCACATTTAAACAATGTGCTCAGGCTTTAGATAATAAAAGATTAAACAAACAAATACTTGAGGGTTACCAAATTCTTAACGTCAACTCTGGTATGTCTAAGACTGGAGGGTGGCGAAATCACCCAGCAGTTCTTATGTGGAAAGGTCATGAAGGTAGTCTATTAAACTATATTTATGAGATGATTAAAGAGGCTAAACTCCGTGGCATCAATACTGAAGGCAATGAAAAAAATATTGCTGCACTAGCCAACAAGGTAGGAGATATGTGGAACTATAGCGCACCAATATGGATGTTTGATAATACTAAGTTGATGCGTGTAATGACTACACATAAGTTTAACTTGTTTAGAAAAGATCCTTTGTATTATGTTAAATATCAAAGTTCTATAAATAGTCCATATAATATTCCGTGTTGCCCAAATCGTAAAACTCCATGTCAGTACTATTGGGTGACACACGAGCAATGAGTATTTTTATATCAATTGCAAGTTATAGAGATCCTGAGTTAGTAAGAACTATTAAGTCTGCTATTGATAATGCTGCATATCCAGAAGAACTATACTTCTCTGTTGTTCTTCAGGAGTTTGAAAAGTTTGAGCCAGATCTTTCTTGGGTACCACGAATGAGTCTTTTAAAGATGCACCCAAGAGATGCAAGAGGTGCAGGATTTGCTAGAGCACAAGCAATGAAAGCATTTGATAGCCAAGATTATTATTTACAAATTGACTCACATACTATGTTTGAAAAACATTGGGATATAAAGGCTATTGATCAACTAAAGAAGGCTCAAGATATTGCTAAAAATAATAAAATTATATTGTCTTATTTTCCACCACCATTTTATGTAGAACAAAATAAAACTATTAGTATTGTAAAAAATTCTAAAACTCAACCGCCTTATCCAACAAAACAAAAACCAAAACTTACAAAACGTAATGAGTGGACTGCGGAAAGAATAGAATTTTCTGATAGAAAAATGTCTATGCCAGAGCAGTCAACAACGGTACTTGCTGGATTTTTATTTACTATTGGCAGCATAGTAGAAGAAGTTCCATATGATCCAGAAATTAGTTTTTTTGGCGAAGAATTATGCTTTGCAGTAAGAGCATGGACTAGAGGATGGGATATATATTCTCCTTCTGTTATTATTGCATACCATTTTTATACACGAGAAGGGTATAGCAAAATATGGAAAGATCGTAATATCCGTAAAGTATCGTGGAAAGAACTAGAAGATATTTCTAAGGCAAAACAAAAAAGAATTCTATGCGGTGTTGAAGAGGGTATATTTGGTGTAGGCTCGTATAGACACCTAAAAGCATACGAAAAAATGACAGGCATAGATTTTAAAAAAATGTATAACCATTCTAGTGATACAATAGTATTTGGACAAAGGAATTAATATGGAAATAGCCTTGGTAGTTCTTAGCATTATATCTCTATCTTTTATGATTGCCTATATTGCAGTAGTAAGAAGACTTAACTCTGTTAGTGAAGGGTTTTCAAAACTTCTTGTTACATATAATATGATGCTAGACGATTCACAAGCAAAACAAACTTTTATTTCATCTCCAGAAGATCAGGACATACATAAAGAAAATTTTATTAAGTTCCTTTCTGATTCTCGTGACTGGGCTTTTGACTACATTGATAAAGTTCAAAAAGGATTAAAAGAATTTATAGATATTGCAGATAAAGAGTTTGCATATTTTGATTCATTTGGAATATTAACTGAGCAATATCCAAATTATAAAGCAATGAAAACACTATCATCAGAATATAAAAAGTTAAAAGATTTACTTCCAGAGGACTCTAATGATAGACGCTAGGGGTATCCCTACATGCGAGTGTCCAAACTGTGGTGAAGGCTTATTTAGGGCTTTGGTATCTTTTGATCCAGAAACTTACATGGTTGGTATGTATCATTTAGACATTCAATGTCATGCATGTGGTGCTCTTGCTACCGCCCCAACACCACTAGATCATCCAGAGAATCCAAACAAAGATAGGGGTAATAAAGAATGAAAGAAATATTGTTATCAACATTAACAGGTTTTGGATGTGGTGTTATATTTGCTGCATTCAAATTGCCAGTTCCAGCACCACCAGTTTTTGCGGGAGTCGCAGGAATTATTGGTCTATGGGCTGGCTATGCTATACTAATAAAAGTTCTATCCTAGGAGGTCATAATGACAAAGAAAGAACTAAAAGCAATGCTTGCATCTTATGCTCGTTCAGTAGTAGGTGCAGCGTCAGCGTTGTATGTTGCAGGAGTAACAGATCCAAAGGATCTATGGGCAGCACTTATTGGTGCGCTTATTCCAGTAGCAGCACGTGCAGTTAATCCAAACGATCCAGCATTTGGTCGTCTACCAGCAGCAAAGGCTGTTGAAGAGGCTCTTAAGGCTGCAAAGCCAAAGAAGAAGGCTACTAAGTAATTTAGTTAGTCATAATGGGGCGGGTCTAGAAATGGACTCGCCCTATTTTAATATTTCAAGATATCTATCTTTTAAAACATCAACAGAAAAATTATTATATCCAATATCAAAAGCCTTTTTCTTTTCCTGTATCTTATCTAAATTATTTACATAACCATCAATTAATTTGGCAAGCATTTTTGGATCTGCTTCATAAACATCAATCTCTGTTCTTGCCTTAAATTGATTTATTTTCTGCGACGGTACTAACCATTCCTTTGGCAATACCTTATTATTAGGAGATATATCTGTCATAAATACAGGTAGTCCAGACAATAATGCCTCATTCATTGGAAGACATAATCCTGCATACCGTCGTGGTAAAACCATAGCATCAAAGCCAGAATAAAGATCTTGTCTATTTTCTGGGCTAGAAGTATCAATAGATAATCTGCTATCTTTTGTATTAATATCTAGTAAAGACTGAGACTTTATAACAATTTCGTAATCTGCTTTAGAATATTTAAGCATTTCAATTATTGTATTTGTTCCATTGCGATCTAGATGAGCAGCCTTTCCCCCAATATGTAATATTTTTTTGTGGTCTTTATTAAAATTATTAGTCTTAGCCAGAGCGAACAGGGAGGGGCTTGTAGGTGGCGGTAGATGAATGACCTTAGCCTTATGCCCAAAAGCCTCTGTAACAGCCTCAAAACCCCATAAACTAGGGGCTAATAGAACATCTGGAAGGTCTAAACTAAGATTTTGAAGATGATCTAAAAACTCATAGTTGTATTGTAAAAATGTTTTAACCCCAAATCTTTTAGCCATGGGGATAAACTCTTTGCCATAAAATGTTTCACATGTCAAAACAACATCAAGATTTTTTAAAAATGATTGCATGTCTGGCGACTTGGGAAATCCTCTAATATATTGGCAATTATATCCGTCATACCATTCTGGATGTTGTTTATTTTTATTAAATGGTGCAGAATTGATTAGCATAACCTTGTCAGGTTTAAGCATATCTACTAATTCTTTAGTTTGATTTCCAAGACCAGTATTATCTGATCTAGCAATAATTCCTAGTCTCATGAATCCATTTCTTTGTACAACTGCTTTAATCCTCTTAGCGTTCCAATATCCATATACTTACCACCTGGTCTTACCGCTCTTATGTTGGAACTTTCTAACAGCCATTCTTTTAATTGTTTTCCAGGATGTTCTAATGATGGATCTAAATATCTAATCATATTTTTTCTAAACATCATAGTTCCCCACATGTCTGGGTAATCACAATTTTCTACTTTATCTTCAGAAGCAATTACTTTATCTCCAGATATAAGAACCTGCCCAACACGACCCTTCAATTCTTCACTGCATTCCCAAACCCCTAAAACTAAATCAGCATTTGTTTCTTTTGTCATTTCTTTGTAAATGTTTACTGGAGCATTTAGTATGTAGGTATCTGGCATACCAACAAGCACAGTGTCGTTATATTCACCAATCATAAATTTAACTGCATCAGACATTGTGGATGGTTCACGAACGATTAACTTAATATTCATGTCCATATTTTGTATAATAGGAACCCATTCAGATCTAGTTGATACACGAACTTCATCACATACTTCTAGCATTTGTTCTACATGCCACTGAAGTAAAGATCTTTCATCAGAAATTGGTAAACAAAACTTTGGTATGCCGCCAATTCTAGATGCTTTTCCAGATGCTGGTAAAACTCCTATGGTGTGCATTATTTTAGTCCATATCTTTTCTTTAGGGTTGCTATATCGTTTACTTCCCAATAGTCTAAAGATTTTGTTGGATCATTAAATGGATGCTTGTATTCTCCCCAACCTTCTCTTGTTCTAGTTCCACCCCACTTAGCCTTAAAGTAATCATGAAGAGGCTCAATATTGATTCTTAGTCCGTCTATTGTTGCACCGCCGTCTATTTGACATGTTACATCAACTTCTGCAGCAGGGGCGTTTATTCTCATTACATAACTTATAGGTGTATTAGAATGTACAAACTGACTACGCCAAGAAACTGCAACATCCGAATTAGGGTTGATCATAACTTGTTCTTCAAGTATCCTACACCTTTGATCCCAGTCACAATCATCAAAATTATATGGATAAAAGTTTTCATCAAAATATCCAATTGCTTCAACCAACCTTTTGTTTATTCCAGCCAAATGCCATCCATGTTGTGTTCTAAACATTAAACCATTAAAGTCTTTAAGCATATCAACAATATGTGAGAAAGGCTGATTAAATAGCATAGAAGATGAAACAACAAAAGTCCAGTCGTGATTCTTCTTTAATGCTATGTTCCAAGATCTTGACAGACCAATATTTTCTGATTGATACTCTACTTGAAACCCATATTTCTTTTCAAATACTTCACACTCTCTATTGCCACTGTTATCTATAAGTAAAACATTTTTATCTCGTATAGACTCCATGCAGTTATAGATTCTTTCTGTTACTCTATAAATAGGTATACAGATTAAATAATCAATCTCAGTATCTGTTTGCAT